TGAACGGTTTGAGTTAAATTCACATTTCTACTTCTCGATGGTTGTCTAACCAGATTTGCAAAATTTTTTCTGGAAGTTGTTACAATATTTTTTTGTGAACTATATTTTTGTGATTCATATTTTAATGCAACAATCTCCCTATCTGTTAATTTCAAATCACTGATATCTAATGTTCCCCCTTGAAAATTTAATTGATTATTGAATCCTCTGCTATTAATTATCGTTGGATCATATGGTTCTATAGATAATAATTTTGCAATATTATTCATACCAATGTAACCCTGTATCATTTTTCTAGATAAATTACTCCCATTTCTTGCAGGTAAAAATATGCTATTGGAAGTTCCTGTTCTAGAATTTGGCAATAATTCAATTGCTTTGGATAAATTATCTATATTGACATCCCTTAATATTTCTATATTATTATTTGGATATCTAAATGAAGCATCCGGAGTGTTATCTGGATCATGATATCTAAAAATACAATTTACATTAGTAAAATCACTACCTGAACCTGTTTCAAAAAAATTAGTAATAATAAATTTATTAAAATTTAAAATAGCATTGTCTCCATTAAATAATTCATTTGAAATACTTAAATTTTCACCACCTAGACTATATTTAATATTAAATTCCAATTGTAAATATGCTCTTTTGTCATAATTATATCTAAAATCATAACATAAATTATTAGTAATTTTCTTATTTTCATTATCGCCAAATGTGTGAAGTTGATCATAACGTTCATATGATTCTTTATTTACATCATTGCCTATACGCAAATTAAAATCATCAATTAGCAGTCCATTTTCATTAAATAATTTAATATAATTTTCAGATTCTTCCGTGAAAATATTGCTAACATCTATTTTATAAAATTTTTTGGTAATATCATAATTCTCATTAAAATTCTCATTAAATTTTAATATTTCTAAATTGGTAAAGTTATTGGAATAATCTTGAATTTTTATATAGTCATTTAAATTTATATCAAATTTTTTTATAGGTATTCCTGTGTCAAGATCTTTTGGTTCATTTTTTTGTATATTTATTTTATTTGTATAATCATAATTATAACTATTATCAAATAAATATTTTTTACTTGTATAATCTTTGTTTGTTGTTTTTACAAAAAATATTTTATTTCCAAATATTTTTGTTTGTTCACTACTTGCACTAAATTTAATATTTTGTTTAGTAAAATGATCTTGTGTAAGTCCTGTTATACCATTTCCTAAAGAAAGAAAAATTTTATTTTTTTCACCTTCATTAAAAATATTGTTATTTTCTGTTAAAAAATCTATATTAGAATCATTTACTGTTACTGTTTTTTCGCCGATTACGTATCCATTGATATTTATCTTTTCTTTGTTTAATAATATTTTTCCATAATATTTTGAAGTTACATTTTTAAATTTGGCCAAGTTAAAATTAACAGTAAGATTATAATTATTTTCTCCTTGATTGTCCAAAAATGATAAATCTATTACTGTATTGTTTTTATCTTTATTGTATATTAATATATTTTTGTCTGTATTTATATCTATATTTGTATCTCTATTATGATCTACTAAATTTATTCCTTCTTCATTTAATATATATAAATCCGTAAAAATTTTTGGTTTTTCACTATATGAATTAACATCATTAAAATTACATCGTGAAGATCTTACGTTAACGTTAAGACTTGGATTATTATTACTACTGTTAATAAAATCAAAATCAGAAAAGTTAAATTTAAAATAGTCACTATTTTGATATTTTTTATAAAAATTAAATCCGGCATTTAGAAATTTATCAGAATGAACAAATGTTTCAATTTCGTTGTCATCAAATAAATATTTTTTATCGCTATTTAAATGTTTATTTTTGTTTTTAATGAAAACAAGTTTTGGATTACTAAAATTATTATTTTTATATATATATTTAATATTATTAAATAATTGTTCTTGGGTAACTAGTGTTAATGGTTCCCTCTCAAGATTAGTATTAGCCCTTTTAAAATTTAAAGTCTTGGATAACAATATTTTATCTTTATTATTTTCAACATCTAAACCATCAATGTTATATTTTTTAATATTATTATTCTGATTCTGAATTAATGTTTGACATACAGCAATTCTACTTATAAAAAAATTAGTACCTTTATTATTGTTATTTTTTATAATAATTTTTTTTTTATTTTCATTCAAATTTACCATTTATTATTAATTATATATAATAAATTGTTAATAATTTTTTATTTACCATTTATTATTAATTATATATAATAAATTGTTATAAATTGTTAATAATTATTAAAATATATATATATAAAACTTGTTATTAAATATTATTATTTCCAATATCCATGTCATCGAAAAACCAATCGCTAGCAATGTATGCTGGTGCTGAATTACTAATATTGGTATCTTCCATCATTTTAAGATTGGGTCCATTTGATACAATTTGATCTATTTCAAAAGTTCCTATAGCATAATTGTAATATTTTAAATTTGATAAATTACCACCGTATCCACCATTCATATTAATGTATAAATTATCATAATTTTGTTTTACTATATTTGTTAATTTATGTCTTTTTGTTAATACACCATTTATATAAACGTCTACAATATTTTGTGATGTGGTTCTTACTATTACATTAACCCATTTTTTAATGGGTAAACCATCTACATATATATCATCATAATATTTAAGTTGTGTACTTTTATTTTCATTATTATGGAAAACATTCATTCTTACTAACATTCCTAATTGTGGGTAACTATCAATTTTTGAATAAATTTTACCTTCTTCAGGATCGTCTTTTTTATGGCTTGTAATGCTTCTTTTTCCCGTATATAGATAAACTCCTGGTGAATTATTTATTTTATAGGTACCATTAAAATTTCGATGATCTATATTTCCTTTATGAAATACATGTTTAAAAGTATCATCATCATTATAATCAATATCGTCAACATACATCCAGAATGAATAGGTGAATTCAATACCATCATATTCATTTTTACTTCTAAATAATGGTATTGATTTTTTTTTGCTTAAATCTTGTGTAATTATCATTGATGTATTTCCTTTTTTCATTCCGTTTATTATATATGGATTTTCGCTAGGTGATAATATCCAAATTAATAATCTACTTAATAAATAAAATAATGCACCAAATATTATTATTACTAAAAGTAAAAATGTTGCCTTTGCAATTAGTGTATTTGAACTTAAAAATTCTTTTGAATTTCCAATAAATCCGTCCGATTTAGGATCTGCTGCCTTTGGAAGTGCTGTTATAGTTTCTTTAATATTATCTCCAATATCTTTTGCTGCATCTTTAACATTTATAATTTTTTCACCTATATTATCTTTAAGATCGGTGACTGCATTCTTAATATTATCTATATTTTCCATTATTGATTAATTATATAATAATTATATAAAAATACTATTTATAATTAAAAATACTATTTATAATAAAAAATACTATTTATAATAAAAAATACTATTTATAATAAAAAATACTATTTATAATAAAAAATACTATTTATAATAAAAAATACTATTTAATTTAAATAGTAAAAGTTCCTCTCTCTTTATTGTATTCCATAAATGATACTTTTAGGCTGTATTTATTAAATACAGATTTTGCCATTGATGCATTTATACCTTTTTTATAAATTTTATATGCTTCTTTTGGATTAATAGAATTTGGTTCGTATCTAATGCGTGTTATAAAACCTTCAAAACCTATATTATTCTGATTAATATTTCCTAAATATATATTTTTTTTTTTATCTGAACCGAGATCACTTTTATATGGTGCATGTAATATAAAGGAATTTCTTAGTTTTCCATCTAAATATATATCCATTGTTTTTGTATCAACACTTATTATTAAACAATTCCATTTTTGAATAGGAATATTTTTTATAGAGTAACGTGTTAAACAACCCGATGGATCACTTTCTACTTTTTCTGGTAATGTTTCTATATCTATATTCAAAATATTTTCATAATTATCCAGTGAAACACTTAAATTTTTGTAATTGTTTGATTCTGTAACATTACAAAATTTTTTACTTATACCATAAAGTTTTTGTTTTAGATCATCTGGAGTAGTTAAATTTTCATTATTTCCCATAAATAAAACATTTTTTTCATTGCCTATATTGTTTCCCCAATTATCTATATAAAACCAGACACTTAACATAAAATTTGCTGTGTTATTTTCTAAAATGTCACTATTTTTAATTATATTGGAATTACTATTAGTTAAACTATCAATTACTCCTGTTGTTTGGCTGCTCAATTCGCTGGCATCTAAAATTCTATCATAAATAATATTTGTTGTAAAAAACATTCTAGTTATTACCCAAATTATTATTAGAACTAATACTATAATTAGAATAATATTTGCAAAATCCATATCTTAATATAATAAAACAATAAAATAATATTATTTTATTACAAATATTATTTTATTACAAATATTTTTTTATTACAAATATTATTTTATTTAAACTGTTTAAATTATTATATTTATAAATTTGGGAATGGTTTGGGAATAGATTACCTATTTATTATATCATGTAAAAATTCTATTTGATTTTGTGGTTGTGGTATATCATAATAAAAAATATCTTTTATACTTCCATGAATTCCATTGTCTTCCCCTATTGTAATTTTATCATTATCAGTAAAATCGGGTACATTTGGTTTGCTAGCAACCAATTTACCATCTATAAATACATCTATAATATTATTTTCATAGTTAATTACAAAATATAACCATTTTTGAAATTTAATATCTATATTTCCATAACTATCATCTTTTGATTTAAATATTGTGTCGCTTTGACTGCAATTATTGTCTTTAGTTTTTGATTTAATTATAATTTGTTGTTTTTTACCATTATATAAAATTTTTGGTTTACAACCATAATTAAAAAGTTCTGCTCCCTCTTCTTTATTATATGCATAACTTGTATTTTTTTCTTGTGGATTTAAATAAAGATAAAAACTAATGCTATAACTATAATTATACGGGAATAATTTTGGTTTTCCATTTAAAGAAATTTCTAAATTGAAATCTTGATCTTCGTTATTATCAAAAATACTAAATGTAGTTCCTGGTGTCGATAGTTTGTTTTTTTCATTTTTGAAATGTTGATATTTTCCAATTGTTTGTTTTTTGTTTAAATAAACTGGTTCTATAGTTTCTAACAATCTATGTTTATTGGAGTTAATTATATATTTATATGCTAATGGTAGCAAAAATGTAAGTGTTATTAATATTATAAGTATAAAAAATAAAATATATACAGGGCTTGGTGTAAGTTTAATATCATTATTTAGTTTTTCAATAAATACAGTGAGGAGACAAGGAATAAAAAATATTATATTTCTTATTATACAAATTATTAATGTAATAGAAAACATATCATCGCTATTTTCAATACATACTTCATTATCTTTTGTATGTAATTTTAAGCCATATGCTATTAAAGATAGACAAGTAATAAGTATTAGAATATATAAAAATGATTTAAAAATATTATAATGGGCACTATTTTGTTTAAAAGAATAAAATATTGCACTAATAATTAAAATGGGAATAAATATGGCCGCGATTATATAAAATGTACTAGTTAAAAGATTTATAATTGGTAATTTTATTGATTCTTTAAAATTTTCTCTAGCAAATTCATATTTTCTCTTGTAACTACTATTGCTGGTAGGATTGGAAACTGTGGAAAAATTTTTTTTTAATTCACTTTTGGATATATTTCTATCATCAAGTGATATATATCTATCATCAAGTGCGGAATCTTTTCTATATACAAAAAAATAGAAAAATGATAATAAAATTCCTCCAAATACTAATAGAGTTAATTCTGTAAATTTTATATTTTTTGAAACATTTTCATAAATTTTTTTAATTTCCTCTTCATATTTATATTTATCTTTGTGTTTTTGGTATTGCATTTGTTTTTCTATCTCTTTAATTTCATCATCCCTATTTAATGAAAAAAAAGGGTTGTTATTTAAAAATAAATAAATTAACAAACCTATTAAAATTAAAATGAAAGATATGTAATATCTATAATTTTTTCCATTAAAAACGGTATCTATAAAATTAATGAAAAAATCTTTAAATCTCTCAAATAAAGATTCAAATAGTTTGTATAATTCTTTAAATAATATTTTTATTAAATTTATTGTATCATTAAACATTATTTTTAATTAATATACTATAATATAAAAAATCATATATTATTTTTATAAGTTGTAAATTATTTTTATAAGTTGTAAATTATTTTTATAAGTTGTAAATTATAAATTTTCCATTGCTGTTTTTTTGCCATGACAGTCTCTACATAATGCTTCCAAATTTTCTATATTATTTGAACCACCATATTCTAATTTCATTACATGGTCTACTTCAAACCATGCGGGTAATTGTTTGGTACAATGTTTACATTTCCAATTTTGATTTGCCGCTACATATTTCTTTTTTGTTTCGCTAACACTGCGTTTTGTTGCTTTATTTCCGGAAGATAAAATTCTTTTTTGTTGGGATGTCAAGTTATTAAAATTATTATTATATAATTGTTGTACTACTTGTGGATTATAATTGGAATTAATTGAATCACCCAAAGCCTTTCCGGTAAAATCTATTAATGGCGACATAACAGATGTTGTATTTCTATCTATTGGTAAATATTTAATATACCCATGTGCATTGCTAAAGAATTCTCTTGCATTTTGTGGAGAACGTTTAATATATAAATATACACATAATCCCACAAATGCTATAATTGCTATTTTATAGTGTTTATGGTATGATTTGAGAAAATTCATTATTTTTCCTTCATAATAAATATTTGCCCCTAATAATAAAACAATTGTTCCAACAAATAATTCTAATTTCATAATTAATATATTATTATATTTATTAATTATTAATTATGATTTTATAATAAAATTCAATATTTTAAATGCAATATTTTAATGCAATATTTAAATGCAATATTTAAATTCAATATTTTAATGCAATATTTAAATATACGTCGTATGGGGGCATGACCCCATTTTATTTAGAAAAATATAAAAATATTATGAGAGAAACAAGTAATAAAATTACTGCTCCAAAAATATATTTGTGTTTATTTTTTCTCTCTTCTCCCCGTTTAACATTTTTAATTTTATAATTATCATAATATCCATCCATTGCGTCATAATAAGTCATTTCGGGCTTTCCTAAATAAATATTGATTTTATTGTGAATGAAATGAACCCATTTGATCATACTCTCTCTGGAATCTAGATAAGGTGTTACGGGATATCTGTCTAAATAACGTGCGAAAGTATTTCCAATATCCGGAACAGGAATAAATAATGGTAAATTTTGTATTAAATCATAATATTTTTTTTTAGAAACATCATTTGGTGAAAGGGGATAGGAGAGAGCAATAGTATATAAAAAGAACCAATAATGTGGTCCCCATATTTCTGGATTAAATATATTATTGGTATGAGAGACAATATGATTTGTCATTAATTATAAATAATATAAAAACATATTATTTATAACATATAGTTCTCAAAATTTATTTAAAATGAATTCTATTAAAAAGACTACATTTTGTAATAATTGTGGAAAAATAGGTCATTTATTTCATCAATGTAAGATTCCTATTACAAGTATTGGAATAATAGCATTTAGAAAAGTAAAAAATGATATAGAGATTTTATTGATAAAAAGAAAAGATACTTTGGCATTTGTAGATTTTATGCGTGGTAAATATAATCTAGATGATGTTGATTTTATCGTAAATTTATTTGAAAAAATGACAATTGAGGAGAGAAAGAATATTAAAGAAAAAAAATTTTTGGAGTTATGGAATTATTTATGGGGTGTAAAAGTTGCAAATCAATATAGGAATGAAGAAAAAATTTCAGAATTTAAATTTAATAAATTAAAAGAAGGGTATATTTTAGAAAATAATACTATAGATTTAAATAATATAATTGAAATGTGTAAAACAAATTATATAGAACCTGAATGGGGATTTCCAAAAGGCAGACGTAATTATCAAGAAAAAGATATAATGTGTGCTATTAGAGAATTTGAAGAAGAAACTGGATATACAAAAAATGATATAATGGTTATAAATAATATATTACCTTTAGAAGAAATTTTTACAGGTTCTAATTATAAATCATACAAACATAAATATTTTTTGGGCTACATGAATAATGATATTATTCCTAAAGATATATTTCAAGTATATGAAATAAGTAAAATTGAATGGGTATCTATTGATAATGCAGTTGAATATATTAGAGATTATAATTATGAGAAAAAAAATATTTTAATTCAATTAAATAATTTATTAAAAACATATAAACTATATATTTAATATATAAATGGAATCAAAAGAAGATATTTCTCCAAAAGATAATCTAAATAATGAAGATAATGAAGATAATGAAGATGACGAAGTTTATTCAGTAGAAAAATTAATTTCAACTTCAAATTCAAATTCAAATAAAGATGATTTGGAAGAAGATGTAGAAAAAGATGTAGAAAAAGATGAAGATAAAGATAAAGATGTGGAAAATGATGATTTGGAAAAAAATGAAGAAAAAGATAAAAATGATGATGAAGATAATGATGATGATCTTGATGACGATGATGAAGATAAAAATGATGATCTTGATGAGGATGATGATGAAGATGATGATGACAAAGATTCGGATGATGATGACAAAGATTCGGAAAATTCTGATAATGAGGATGACAAAGATTCGGAAAATTCTGATAATGATTCTGATAATGATAAAGATGATGATAGAGATGAAAGAGATTTTAGGGAAGATGATGAAATGTTAAAAAATAAAAAAGTTTTTAATAAAGAGTTATTTAATATATTTAAAAATAATATAAATAATAAGGACGAGGATGTATTGAATAAAGATTTACTTGTAAGAAACAAAAGTGAATTAAAATCAAAAAAAGATTTACAATATTTTTTAAATGCGTTTGAATTATTAAATTCAATGAGTATGAATAAAAATTCTTCTAATTATTATGAAAATTATGAATATCTATATCCTCATTTAGATGATGAACTTTTAAATATTAAAATATCAAAAATACAAGAATTTGCAGAATATAAAAATAAAGTTGATTTATCAAAAATTAAATCGATTGAAGATGAAGCAGAAAGATTATGTAATAAAGAATTTGAGTTGGCTCCACATCAATTATTTATTAAAAACTTTTTATCAAGTTATACTCCATATAATAGTTTATTATTATATCATGGTCTTGGTACAGGAAAAACCTGTTCTGCAATTGGAATAGCGGAAGAAACACGGGAATATTTGAAAATGTCTGGTATAAGCCAACGAATAATAATAGTTGCTTCTCCAAGTGTCCAAGAAAATTTTAAATTACAGTTATTTGATGAGAGAAAATTGGAATTAGTGAATGGATTATGGGAAATAAATAATTGTGCTGGTAATAATTTTTTAAAAGAAATAAATATGTTAAGAAATGATGTTTCTCGTGAGAAAGTAATTAAAATAGTAAATAATACAATAAATAATTATTATTTATTCATGGGTTATATTGAATTTGCAAATTTAATATCAAAAAAATCAAATATTAATAAACAAAATAAATCAAAAAAAACTGGAAATCCAGATAAAATGGATGTTGGAGAAGAATCACATTCAAGATTTGGTATAGAAGGGAAATCTAGAGAAAATATTCTTATTAAAAATAGATTACAAAAATTTTTTGGTAATAGATTGATTATTATAGATGAAATTCATAATATTAGAGAATCTGGTAATGACAATGCTAATAAACTTGTATCCAAACAATTATATAAATTAGTGAAATATGTTGATAATATGAAATTGGTTGTTATGTCAGCAACACCAATGTATAACGACTATAAAGAAATTATTTATTTAATAAATTTATTAAATTTAAATGATAAAAGATCTACTATTGAAATAAATGATGTATTTAATAGTGATGGAACATTTGTTAAAAGTACAAATGGTGAAGAATCAGGAAAAGAATTATTGGAGAGAAAATTAAATGGTTATGTTAGTTATGTAAAAGGTGATAATCCTTTTATTTTTCCATATCGTATATTGCCACAAGATTTTGATAGTGAAAAAAGTATTAAATCAATTGAGTATCCCATATTTGATTTAAATAACAACCGTTTAGATGACAAAATGCGTTTATTTGATATATATATTAATACAATGTCTAGTGAACAGAATAATATATATAATTATATTATTTATAAATCAAATTTAAAAGATTATGAAGGTTATAAATATACCGATTTACAAAAACCATTACAAGCATTAAATATTACTTATCCTAATACAGTATTAAATACAACAACTATAAATGATTTTCCGAAATTAGATATAAAAATAGAAGAGTTAATAGGAAAAAATGGTTTGTATGGTATTGTAGAAAATGTGGGTGATAAGAAAAAAGAATATAAATTTAAATTGAGAGATGATAAAAATAATATTTTTTTAAAAGAAAATATTGGAAAATATAGTTGCAAATTTAAAACAATTTTGGATTCTATAGAAAATTCGGAAGGTCCTATTATAGTATATTCTCAATTTATAGAAAGTGGTCTAATACCGTTTGCTCTTGCTCTTGAAAGCAATGGATTTAAAAAATATGATAATAATTCATTATTTAAAAAACCAGTAGTGGATATTAAAAAAAATTCAAATTATATTATGATTACAGGAGATAAAATTTTGACTCCTGATATAAAATCTGATCTTAATGCTACAACAAATGAAAATAATAAAGAAGGAAATATTGTTAAAGTAATTTTAATATCTATGGCAGGTAGTGAAGGTATTGATTTAAAATTTATAAGACAAATTCATATATTGGAACCATGGTATAATATAAATAGATTAGAGCAAATAATAGGACGGGGAGTTAGAACATGTAGTCATAAAGATTTACCTTTAAATAAAAGAAATGTTCAAATTTTTATGCATGGTACCGTTCTTGAAAATAAAGAAAATGAATCGGTTGATTTAATGTTATATAGAAAATGTGAATTAAAAGCAAAACAAATTGGTAAAATAACAAGAATAATGAAAACTATGAGTATTGATTGTATGTTAAATAGTGATTTTAAAAATTATAATGAGGAATCAATGAAAAAATTAAATGAAAATGGATTGGGATTAATATTATCAAATGGGGAAGTTATAAATTTTTTTGTAGGAGATAAAAAAGATTCTCCCCTCTGTGATTATATGGAAGATTGTAATTATACTTGTAAAAATGAAGAAATATTTGAATTATTAGGTGATGAAAATAAATCAAACTATAATGAAAATTTTTTACAAACAATTAGTGAAATATTAATGAAAAAAATAAAATTATTATTTCTGGAAAAATATTTTTATAGTAAATTCGAAATAATAAATTATTTACAAAACAATGAGAATTTTTCATTTGAAGCAATAAATTTTTGTCTAACAGAACTCGTTGACAATGAAAATATTATAATAAATGATAGATATGGAAGACCAGGAAGAGTTATAAATATAGATGATTTATATATTTTCCAACCACTTGAACTTAATAATGAAAATTCGAGTTTATTAACTAAAATAAAACCTATTGAATATAACAAAGAAGAACTAGTTTTTAAAGTACCAGAAACTATAAAAAAACCTGTTGATAAGAAAAAATACAAAATGTCGAATATAAAAGTAGTAGATGAATTCAAAGAAGAAGACAGATATACAGGTAGAGTAGGTAATAAAAATGAATTTTTTGATAAAATACTTGAAGATTATAAAAATATTATAAATTATAATAAGGATTTTCTAAAAAAAATTAAAAATAAAAAAGATCATATTTTATTATTGGCTGAATTATTTAATCTATTTAAAAATAAAAATAAAAATGAAAAATATGAGAATTTATTATTTAATTTTGATTCGGATTTAACATCAAGTGATAGTGTAACAATTGTTAAAAAACATATATTTGAAATAGTAATAAGTATATTAATTGATAAACTAAGTTTTAATCAGCATAAATCATTAATTGAATTTATTTATGATCTAGATGAAGAATTTTTATATGATGATATTGAAGAAAAGAATTTACTAATATTTCTCAAAAATTATTACGGTTTTCATTTATTAGAAAATAAAGATTTAAGAGGGTTTATATTTAATCCAAATATTGTAGATAAAGCATTTATTAATCCAAGTAATAAAGATAAAAAATTTATATTATTTATTTTAAATAAAAAAAACAGACTAGAATTAGCAACACCATATGATTATGAAAATAATCTGGAAGAAATTATTGGTAATAAGTATAAAGTAGATATTTCAAATTATACAAATATATTAGGATTTTATAAGCATATTGATATTGATTATTCATTTGATTATGATTTTAAAATAAAGTTATTGAAGGATGGTATAACACCCGGATTATATAATTCTGGTAAAGTATGTACTACATTTGCACAAAAAAATAAAGAAAATGATTTGGATTTAAATAAAATTTTAAAAAATCTTGAAATTACTAATTTACCTAAGATGACAACTTCATTGTTTTGTATTTTAATTGAGGTAGTATTGCGGTACTATAATTTAATAAATAAAGATGGTAAGATGTGGTTTTTTGATTTTAATAGTTCTCTAGTAAATAATTTTTATAATTAATTATAAAATTGAATAATTTTTAAACAATATATTTAAATATAAATTTATTTTAATATATTAATGAAATCGTCCTATAAAAATAAAAATGAAAAAACAAATGTAACAAAAAAAATATCAAAAGGAACGGATTTAATCTATATAAAAAATATATTAACAGAAAAAATTCAAATTGAATTTAAAAATATAAATAGTAATTTAGAGGAAACACTGGAATCAATATTAAAAAAAAATGAAGGAAAATGTTTGAGAGAAGGATATATTAAACCAAATAGTATAAAATTACTATCATATTCTTCTGGTGAATTATATTCAAATAATGTAGAATTCCAGGTTGTATATGAATGTTTGGTAAGTGATCCGGTAGAATCAATGCTTTTAAATTGTATTGTAAAATCTATTACAAAAATAGGAATTAGAGCAGAATTAAATGATGAAATAAGTCCGTTTCTAATATTTTTGGCACAAGACCATCATTATAACAATGAAACTTTTATTAAATTAAAAGTAAATGATATAATAAATATTAAAGTTATTGGTAAAAGATTTGAATTAAATGATAACTACATTTCAATTATTGGGGAATTGGATAATTTTGATAAACGGGAAACTCTGAAAAATGAACTTTAAAAATGAACTTTAAAAATGAACTTTAAAAATGAACTTGATTAAATTAATATTTTTAATATTTTTAATATTTTTAATATTTTTAATATTTTTAATATTTTTAATATTTTTAATATTTTTAATAATATTTTAAACTATATTAAAAATATAATTTTTTATTTTAAAAATGATGAAAGAAGTATGTGAATTACATGAAGATAATAAAGTAAATAATAATATTGACATTAGTATTGATAATAAAATGTCATTTATTGAATTAGATAAAATTAGAAAAAATATAGAACTTTTGGATAATATACATCATATTGAAATTGCAAAAATACTTAAAAAAAATAACATAGAATTAACAGAAAATAATAATGGTATTTTTATAAATTTAAATATTATACCAAATAATATTATAAGTCAAATTCAAAATTATTTAAAATATGTAAAAACACAAGAAAATGATATTGAGAAAATTGAATTAGAAAAAGAAAAAATTGAAAATATTTATTTTAAAGATAAACTTCAACTTCCATAAAAAATATATAAAAATTATATAAAAATTATATAAAATTAATTAAAGATATTAATTGTATATAATTGATGTACAAATTAATTAAATTAGATGATTTGTCTATTTTGAGACAATATATGTTATATAAAACTGAAAATATTATAAATACATATACATTAGATACATTAAATACTTTAGATACATCAAATGGATCAGATAAATTAAATGAATCTATGTATAATCAAAATCTAAAAAAACCTAGTTCTTTTATCGATTATAATAAATTTAATAGAAAATATAATGAAAAAAAAAAATTATATTTTACAGATAAATTGTTTTGGTGTTTTTACAAATTATTCAAAGATTTTTGTGATGATGATTTCCATGAAAATTTTAATTTTATGAAAGAAGAAAAAGATTTTAAAATTTCTATAGTTAATAAAATTCATAATGATAAAGATATCAAATATTTATTAAAGAAATATAAATTCAAAAAAAATTTTATAGAAGATGATTTGCTTAATAATAAATATATTTCTTTGAAATGTTTTGAGTGTTTAATTATGTTACATGAAATGGATATATTTTTAATTAAAGATAATAATACTTATACATATTTTAATTATTCTAAAAATGATTATCATGAATCCTGCGAAAATTATAATAAATTTAATAAATTTAAATTTATAAAGTTAAATACTAAAACTGGTAACAGTAGTAGTAATAATAGTAATAATAGTAATAATAGTAATAATAGTAATAGTAATAATACTAGTAATAGTAATGGTTATAATATTAGTATAGAAGAAAATATTTCTAATCTGTTTATAGATAATATACTTAATAACTATTATTATTTGGAAAATTTAGAAAAACCAATTAAAGCATTTAGTGGTTATAAATTAGATGAGTTGGTAGATATTGCAAATAAATTAAAGATAAATATTTATAATTTAAATAAAAAGAAAACAAAAAAAGAATTATATGAAGAAATAGAAAAATTGTTACGTTAAAAATTAATAATTTTAATCTATATAAAATATTTTTTTTAAAATTGAATATTATTTATTAAAATAATAGTTAATAAATAATAACCCTTTATATATATTATTATGTCTAAATCTAAAAATACTAAGGTTACTTCTAAAAAATCTATATTACCTATGGAAAAAGATATGGAAAAAGAAGAATCTAATCCACCTGTAATGTCTAAAAAATTAAAATCTGTTATAGAAAATACGGATGATTCTGTAATAACAAAAGCATTTAAGAGAATAATAAATCTATATTTAGAAAATTTACCAAAATTTACAGAAAATACGACTCCAGAATTAGAAGTTAGATTTGGTACAAAAAAAATTAAAAGTATTACAAAAATAGATTTTTATAATGTCATAAAGAGCCTGATGAATTTTGGTTTTACATTGAATAAAGAAAATTATTCATTGAAAATTATTCTAGATAACGAATCCTCGAATATTCGTACAGAAATTAATGGTTTGCCCAATATTCAATATTATTGCAAATATAATAGTGTTGATGGAATTGAGGATATAAATAATATATCATTTTTAGAAAAAAATTATTTTGAATATAAAGAAAGTAAAATTTATCCTCTTGATTTTGATGAGCATAATTTTCGTCTATCATTTCAAGTAGAAGATAAATATAATATTAGTGATGAAAAAATTAGGGGACTAATTAACAAATGGTCTTCCACAAAAAAAATTTTTAGATATATTAAACGTTTTGAATATACAAATAAACTATTTCCATTTTCGGTTCATTTGAGTATTGTAAAAACATCAAAAGTTATTGGTGGTAAATTAATTCCTCAATTTAATATTAAAGATTCTGATGTTTTTAATTCTCTTGAACATTATGAAATTGAAATTGAATGTAATAATACACAAGTCGGTTTGGATACAAACTTTGAAACAGGAATATTTCTTTATGATTTATTTAAAAAATTAATCAAATATATTTTAATTGGATTCCAACAAACAAATTTTCCAGTTTCATTGACTGAACAAAATGAAACTTTATATAAATATTTAAAAATAGTAAAAGGGGATGATTATGATGATACTAAAAAATATTCTTCCAAAGATTTTATTGGACCGTCATCCACTACATTACAAATGAATAATTTGATTCCCGAAGAAGAAATTAATGAAACTAATGATAGTATTCCTAATATTAGAAGAAACTACACAGTAACAGATAAAGCAGATGGTTCGAGAAAATTATTGTTTATTAACGATAAAGGTAGAATTTATTTAATAACAACTAATATGAAAATTGAATTTACAGGATGTTATACTGAAAATAAAGAAATTTTTAATACAATAATTGATGGTGAACATATTTTAAATAATAAAAATATGGAATATATTAATCTATTTGCCTGTTTTGATATTTATTATATTAATGATAAAAATATTACAATGTTTCCATTTATAAATGTAGAAGAAGCAATTAAAGAAAAAAAGGAAAAGAAAAAAGCCGAAGAGGATTTAGATAAAGACACGGATAAAGACGTGGATAAAGGTATAGATAAAGATAAAAAAGTAAATAATCGTTTGGTTATTTTAAATAGTGTTGTAAAAAAATTAAATATCAAATCTATTCTTGGAAATACATCATCTATGCCATTTAATATTGTTGTTAAAAAGTTTTTTGCAAATAATATATTTGATGGCTGTACCAATATATTAAATAGTATAAGTAAAGGACTTTATGAATATAATACAGATGGATTAATTTTTACACCAGCAAATACAGGTGTTGCAAGTAATAAAACGGGAGAACTTGCTCCTAATTATCGTGTTACATGGGTGGATTCTTTTAAATGGAAACCACCTGAATATAATACAATTGACTTTCTTGTTAAATTTAAAAAAAATGATTATGGTTCAAATATTATTGGAAATATTTATTCTAATGGCGAAAACATGACAGGTAATAAAAATATACAAAATTTCTATACTTTAATATTACATGTTGGTTTTGATGAAAAAAAACATGGATATATTAATCCATTTAATGATATTATTAATGATTATATAAATAGGGATGAGAGAAATAATAAATATGGCGACTATAAACCAATGCGTTTTTATCCGACAAATCCAAGTGATAATAATGCGGGTATATGTAATATTGTTGGTAAACTAGATACTGATAATAATTTAAAAATTTATACATTGGAAGGCGAAGAAATAGAAGATAATACAATTGTTGAATTTAGTTATGATCAAGAAAAACCCGAATTTTGGAAATGGTTTCCTCTAAGAGTTAGATATGATAAAACAAGCGAACTAAGAAGTGGTGAAAAAAATTATGGTAATGCATATCATGTTGCTAATTCAAATTGGCAATCTATTCATAGACCGGTTACAGAAAGTATTATTATGACCGGGAAAAATGTTATAATAGATAATAATGATGATGATGTTTACTACAATAAAGTATCAAATAAAACATATACAAGAGCATTACGAGATTTTCATAATTTATATGTTAAAAACACTTTATTAAATAAAATTATCTCTCCTGGAAATACTCTCATTGATTATGCATGTGGTAAAGGTGGAGATCTACCAAAATGGATAAATTCTAAATTATCTTTTGTTTTAGGGTTGGATTTATCGAAAGATAATATTGAAAATAGAATTGATGGTGCATGTGCTCGATATTTAAATTATTCCAAAAAATTTGCTGTAATTCCGCGTGCATTATTTATAAATGGTAATAGTAGCAAAAATATTAAATCGGGAGATGCATTTACTAATGAGAAAAATAAAAGTATTATTCAAGCAATATTTGGCGAAGGTAGTAAAAATGTATCAACTTTAGGAAAAGGTGTTTATAATAATTATGGAATTGCTAAAAATGGATTTAATGTAAGTTCTATACAATTTGCATTACACTATATGTTTGAAAGCCAAGAAGTATTGACAGAATTTTTAAATAATGTTTCACAATGTACTGCTTTAAATGGATATTTTATTGGTTGTTGTTACAATGGTAGGAAAATTTTTAATTATTTAGAAAATATTGATCCGGGTGAATCAAAAAGTCTGTTTAACGAGAATAATAAAATTTGGGAAATAACTAAACGATATAATAATGTAGAATTTAATAATGATGAAACATGTATCGGTTATGCTATTGATGTATATCAAGAATCTATAAATAAAACATTTAGAGAATATTTAGTAAATTTTGACTATTTGTTAAGACTTATGGAAAATTATGGGTTTGTTTTGTTGAAAGAGTCGGAATATAAACAATTAAATTTGCCAGGATCAATGGGTACATTTGAAGAATTATATAATTTCATGAAAGATGAAATCAAACGCGATAGAAGGCTAGAAATGAAAATAGGTAATTCTCTTAATATTACAGATGAAGAAAAGAAAATATCTTTCTTTAATAACTATTTTATATTTAAAAAAATAAGAAATATCAATAGTGATAAAATCGAAAAATTACATGACGATTTAGTAAATGAGGAAGTAGAAGAGGAACTAGATAAAGAATTTCAAAAGATGGATAAAGATCTGGTTGATATGAAAGAAAAAGCGATTGAAGAAAAATCTAAAAAATTAGCAGAACAATTTATAAAAGAAAAGCAGGACCAAGAAGAAGGGCAGGATGAAGAAGAAGATTCTATGCAACAAAAATTAGTAATGGATGAAAGTTTGGAACCAGGGAAAATGTTGAAAGAATTAGAAAAACAGAAAACTTTAGGAAAAAAATTAACAATTGATGAAAAAATTGCTTTAGCAGAACAAAAGAAAAAAGAGAGAGAAGAGGCGAAACAAAAACTTAAAGAAGAAAAGAAAAAAGAAAAAGAGTCTGCAAAACAAAAAATTAAAGAAGAAAAGGAAAAGGCAAAACTAGAATCAAA